TACGTGACAATTTCGAAACCCAATTTGATGATTTCTTACCAGAAGGTTTGAACCGTAAGATCTGGTTCTACCTTGACGGTTTCAAAGCACCTGCCAACCTGAACACCAAGGGCAGACCTGCGTTCACGTACGACGTACCCACAACAACCGCTGCTGGAACCAGAGTGTCACTGTCTGGTGCGCTGTCAATTCCGCAAGGACCCACAACATGCTTGCGCTACGAGGGAGTGAAAGGTGATTCACTGATGACTCAGTGGTCTGACTACCTACTTCCTTACACAGACGAGACTAAAATCTTCATGAACTTCCAATTTATTCACGACCTTGCACCCAACAGGTTTGCAAAGTGGATGGAGGAAAATGCCAAATTCGGTGGGTTTATCCCCACTTCACGGGTTTTCATTCCAAGTGAATGGGAGAGAATGAAGACATACGTCATTCCCGACTCTGACATCCTGACTCACTCGCTGACCTATAATGACACCCAAATCGTAGTGTCGTCTTGGGCTTACAGTTCAAGCACCACGCTGCAACGGAACCTAATGGGCTGGAGGAAGTGGATCACATCCGAAGGAACTATTGTCTGCTTTGGAATGACAACTGGAATTGTAAAAGGACCAGGTAAACACCCTGAAATTGTAGAAGCTTATAGCTCATTCACAACAATTGATGGTGTGTCCCAGCAGTACCCAATCCTTCAAATAGAAACCGCTGGTGGTTATACCTCCACAGCGCTGCCAGAATTGCCCACCAACTACCGCCTACTTAGAATCACTGATATACCACCAACAAGTGTGGTCATTGAAGGTTTCCGAAACCCGACTGCTACCGACAACGCAACTCTTCTTTCGATTTTTGCCCAATACAATGACCTACCAATCACGATGTGCCCTCAGTTTTCCATAGTCGACAATAGATCCGTCTCGACCATCTTGCGTGTCCGTTATCTTCAAGAGTACAGGATTTTCGTGGTAGCTGTGAATGCACCCCAGGCTTACCAAGTCATCCCACAAGAAACGCGAAACATGACAATATCAAAGGTGTCAATTGTTGAGCGAACCACCGATTTCCAAATCACAAATACGGACACATTCGTCAACAGAGAAGGACCTAGCTTTACCTCCGTTTTGACATCACCCGTACGAGTTAAATCCAATGCTTGGATGGCGCTCCTAGGTGGTGGATTATCTGGAGTTGGCCAAGGCTTCTCCCAAATGGCACAACGCGACCACGACCAGAAGATGCAAGAGAATCAGTTTGCTCACAACCAACAAATGCAGCAATCTGGATTCGGACATGATATCCACATGCAGGGTAACATGTTTAACTTCAACCGTGAAGTCTTAGCTAGTCAGCAGGACTTTGCAAAGATGATGCAGCAGAACAACTTTGACTATGGCATGCAACATCAAGAACGCGAGTACCAAAATATTCAACATACCAATGCCCTACAATCGCAAAATAGGTTGATGGAGCGTGGGCTATCTGCTCGAAGTTTCACACTAACTTCAGCTATGCCTGGCACTTCATTTGCTTAGACTGTGACTACTATACGCGCCGCACTTGCCCGATGTAAACCGAAAGGTGAAAAGTCATAAATGTGCA